AAGCTGATCGCCTTTTCAATGTCTCCGTCTCCGACAAGAACATTGTTGCGAATGCTTTGACACCTGTGGTAACGTTGAGAAATAACTCCACGTTCCAGGGTAAAGAAAATCATGTTCGTGCTAGATACGGTACTGTGACCCTTGCCGCTGATGGACAGAAAACTTTTAACTGGGCAGTGTTCAAGAATCCTACATTGGTTGGTGCATCATTCGTGCAGAAAAACCCACAGACATCTGTGGTGAGTTACGACGTCTCGGCAACAGCAATCTCCCCTCCTACCCCAGACAACATTGGTGGTACAGTGATGGGTAAATACGACAACGCTCGCATCAACTTGTTTCAGGGGGATGTCACGTTAGCTGTATACCCAGGAGAAACTATCACGTTGGCTGTGCAGAGTGCTGGTAACGGTGTAGTTAGTGCGTTTGTGCGTTGGATTGAGGAGTTCTAAATGGTCGCTTCAGTAGTCCTCGGACAACGTGTACAGCTTCGTACAGATAGTTATTTTGCTGGTAAATCTCCAAACCCCCCTGCTGGTACTATTGGTACTGTTACACTGCTTGATAATGATTGGGTAGTGGTGTTGTGGGATGGATATACTAAAGAGTACAATTATAGAGTAACTGAGCTTGATTGGTACGGAGCACCTCCAACAAATTCTGGAGAATGGGGGTGGGCGCAAGCATTTCAGGATGCAAAGAATCAACCCGTTTCTACGATCCTGTCTCGTATTAACCAGTTTTCGCCAACTTACGATCAGCCGTTTGCTATCATGTACAAAATGTTTGTTCAATCTGGACAAGTACCTGATAGGTTTACTGTTGTTCAGTTAATGCCCATTTTATCAAGCGGTAACAAAGACTCTGTGACATGGAATGCACAAGGTGACTCTCCTGCTGGATCACTTACTGTATCTTCAGTATATACAAATAACCCTACATACTCTTGTTGGAAGATGACTGATTCTTCTACCTCTACCTACTGGTATCCTGCTTCTAATCAGTTTAGGAATTCTTGGTGGGAGGTGTCTTTTAGTACGCCTTGCTCCTTCCAGAAAGCAGAAATGATGTTTTCTAACGGTGGATACAGGCCAACACAGATTAGAGTTGATGTAAGTAATGACGGTATAACATACCAAAGTATTGGAACGTTTAATATACCTCAGAATAATGGCACAACTCCTTCTGTTGACACCCTCACCTTCCCTTCTGCTGGATTTTATACGCGTATCAAGTTTGTGTGTATTGATATTGTTAATCCGCTAGTCATTGGATACAGTGTATTTGACTTTAAACTTTATGGGGTAAAGAATCAATGATTATTGTAAAATTTGACAGCAAGACCATTCTTCCGATTGGTATATACGATTCTCCTCTTCCTCCGTACCAGACACAACTTGATATCATTGAAAAATTAGCTCCTGATAACTTCTCTATTGAGGACGATATGTTCTCTCTGTATCTTGATGGGATGAATATTGGAAACGATTATGCAACAGCTCTATCACTTGCAAAAAGTAGAGCTGTTGATTGGGTGAGGAATCTTGTTGAAAGCATTCTTTCCGAAAGCGACATCCGTGTAAGAGTGTGCAGAGAGCATCTCACCATTGACAGGTCTGATGAGGCAGCTATCGAGAAATACTATACTGTATTGGCTGATAGAAAGCAAGTGAGAGATAGCAGCAATGAAGCACAAGACTTGATCAATCAGTGTGTTTCTCCAAATGTCGCTTGGAGCATTGCTAACAATTTCAACCCAAGGAGCGCCGCTATCACGTCTCCTGCACCTGAAATCACTAAAAACGCTTTTCAGCAACGCTTGAATTTGAGTATGCGAGAGAAAGCTGATCCTGTATTTCAAGCAATGACAAGTGATCTGATGGCTCTTGGTTACGTTGATTTGCGCCAAGCTGAAAGCAAGCTAAATTTTCTGGCACAGATTGGGAAGTTGTCAGCAGAGCGCGTGAGCAACATTTTGTCTGCCCCGATACAGTGGAGAGAGCGCCCTGTGCATGGAGTGTGAAAAAGAAAGGAAAGAACAACATGTCAACAAAGAAAGGAAATAAACCGGTATTTGGCCCTGCCAGCCCTGTACAAAAAATCTTCTGGGACGATGACGACACTGACTTGATTATCTTTGGTGGTGGTGCTGGTGGTGGCAAGTCAGCAATGGCCCGTATGAAAGTATTGAAGTACATTGATTGCCCAAAGTTTGAAGCATTGTTTGTACGCGCAACCAATCCACAACTAGAACAACCTGGTGGTCTATGGCCAACATCTGTAGAACTGTATCGGCAGTTTGGAGCAAAGTATACATCTAAACCGAAAAAATTCAAGTTTCCAAAAGGCTCCACTGTAAGTATGCTTCCTTGTCAAGATGATAAGGCGCTGGAAAACTTTGATGGTGGTGAATACAGTCTCATTTTAATTGATGAGGCACAAAACCACACGTTCAATCAATTCAACTATCTATCTTCTCGTAACCGTAGCCTATCTAAGTACAAATCACGGATGGTGTTGACATGTAACCCATTAAAGGGAAGTTGGTTGCTTGGGTTTGTTGAATGGTATCTTGACCAAGTAACTGGTGTGCCATTGCCAGAAAGGGCAAACACTATCCGGTACTATGCTATAGTACAAGGAAATATTGTAACCGCAGACTCAAGAGAGGAATTGGTTGAGAAGTACCCACGAGCAACTCCTAAATCGTATAGATTTATTCCTGCTACTTGTCACGATAACCCAATTCTGTTGAAGCACGATCCTGAATACCTTAGTTCACTTGAAAATCTTCGCACTAACGAACGTAACCGTTTGTTACTTGGTAGCTGGTACGCTGTAGATGAAGATGATGGGCACTTCAAACGAGATTGGGTGGAGATGGTTCCAGATATTCCTCCTGGTGTTAGCATCCTGAATTGTGTGCGAGCATGGGATTTTGCGTGTTCCTTAAAGACAGAAACTAATCGTGATCCCGACTATTCTGCTTCGGTGAAGATGGCAAAGTGCTCTGATGGTTACTATTATATTCTTGATGTACAGCGATTTAGAGCACGCCAGCATGATGTTGAAGAGAAAGTTATCCAGACGGCTAAGGATGACGGTGTGTATGATGTGACGGTGGTGATTCCAAGAGATGCCGGAGCAGCAGGTAAGAATTACGCTAGAGTGTTTCGCCAGCGGCTAACTGAAAACGGTATCCCTGCAAGAGAAAGCGCGGTAGTTCCTACTAAGTCAAAATTGGCTCGTTTCCACCCATTCAGTGTTATTGCAGCACCCCCTCCTGGTGAGGATAAAGGGATGGTGAGGGTGCTGATTGACAAGTGGAATGAGGATTTCTTCAATGAGCTTGAAGGGTTTACGGGAAACCTGAAAGATGCAAGACGGCAACACGACGATAAACATACATGTCGTCGATAAACCTATCTAATTCGGTGAAACTCTGACGAATAATTTCTTCAGACAATACCGAGCGAAACGTAGAAATTACGGACGTGTAACGATCAGTCGAAAGACGTAGGGTAGAAGTCTACTCGAAACGGTAGGGCTGCATTAAAAACAGCAAGATATGATCTGATCTGCATGGTGACATGCAGCAATCCTCACGGTAAGGATTGGGGGAGGATTAACGCTCTTCCCTTAACATTTTGATGGTAGATGCGTGTGCAGACGCTTTCAACAACCTGCATAGAACTCAACGAGTGGGTATGATGGTCATCCCTGATCTCAAACAAACCAGAAATATCAGACGGATGTGAAATATTTTCATAAATTGTTGCAAAACTATTGACAATTTTCATAACTCGTGATATAATCTGTACTTAATTTTAGGAGAGTCGATGGCTGAAGAACAGATTGATTCAAAAGCTCTTCGGCCAATGGCTGTTGAGCAAGGTGTACCTGGACTTAGACAATTCAGTGGTCTAATTCTGGAAGAAGCAGACAGAGATTTACGTGGTCAAAATTTCATCCATATTGTTGAGCTGATGAAAAAAGACCCTGTGGTAAGCTCTCCGATGAGTCTGTATAGAATGATGCTTGGTAGACCTAAATGGCAAGTTGTTTCAACGACAGATGCTACTGAGTATCAGAAAGATAAAGCAAAGATCATCAACTCGATGTTGTCAGATATGACACATAGTTGGTTCTCATTTATCCGAGAAGTCAGTAGTATGATCGAATACGGGTTTAGCGTTCACGAAATCGTTTTGCGACGACGACTTAAGCGTAAAGGCTCAAAATACAATGATGGGTATGTTGGTATTCACTCACTGCCTATCCGCGCACAAAACACAGTAATTAGTGGTTGGAAATACAGCGAAGATGGAAGAGAGCTTGTTGCAGTTAAACAAATGATCCCATCTCCATTGTATGATCGCCTAGTCATTTCAGGTATCGAAATTCCTCGCAAGAAATTCCTCCTGTTCAATACCGACACCCATAAGGGAAACCCTGTGGGTAATAGCCCTTTCAAGGCTTGCTACATCCCTTGGTGTTACCGCGTAGATATTGAAGAGCGCGAAAGTGTCGGCATTGGTCGTGATTTGCAGGGTATCTTTCTCGCTGAAATCCCCCCAAACTATCTTGATCCAGATGCTACAGAGGCTGAGAAAGCCACTGGGGAGATGTTCAAGGCAATTGCCGCTGGTGTACAGAATAACGAGAAAGCTGGTCTAGTCCTTCCAAAACAGACTGACTACGATTCCAAGCAAGATATGTTTCGTTATAGCTTACTTCAAACATCTGGTAGTAGAGCATATAACACTTCTGACATCATTGCAAGATATGATAGAAAGATTCTTACAGCATTGTTCGCTGACTTGCTTTCGATGGGACAGAACAGTGTGGGTAGCTTCTCTCTTGCTGATGCTAAATCGTCGATCCTTGCAATGGCTATTGAGTTCCGTCTGAAGGAAATAAAGGACGTGTTGGATACGCACCTCATCCCCTTGCTATACGAGATGAATGGATGGAACAGCGAAGACGGCTATCCTGAGTTTCAGTTCACTGATCTTGATGAACGTGACATCGAGAAATTCTCTTCTGCTATTCAGCGTTTGGCTGCTACAGGGATGATTGAACGTGATCGTGAGATTATGAACCTGGTTAGAGAGACTATTGGTGCTACACCGTATCCTGATGATATGCCTGTAAACGAAGACATTCTGACTGGTGGTGCAGGCACTCAGAGTAAGACAGGGAAGTCATTTGGTAATCCCACTGGCGGGCTAAACGGGACAGCAAACTCAGTAAGCTCAGAAGATAACAGTGTAAGCAATCTTTACAACGGTTGAGCGTAAAACCGCACGATC